TATGGCACGACTAACCGCCGTTGAGGCAGATTACAAAAAATCACAAGCTAAGGAGCTTTTTGCCAAAGGCTTTAGCATTGCCAATATATCGGAAATGATAGGTATTGGCATTAAAACGCTTGGCAAATGGCGAGAGGAGGGCAAATGGGACGATGAGAAAGAACTGCAAACACTCAAACCTTCCAATATTCGCAAACTCACCCTCAAGTGTGCGCAGGCTATTGAGCGAGGCGAACCCTTACCTTATAAGGCGGACGATATTACTAAAATCGTTGCCGCCTTTGACCGCATTACTGACCATAATAAAATAGCAGTATATACGATGGAGAGCCTCGACGGGTTTTCTAACTTTATCTTAGAGAAAGCAGGGCAAAGTAGCGGTAAAAAGCGTGAAACCTATATGAATACCATTAAAGAGATACGCCCTTACTTTGATATGTATATAACCGAATTATTACAGAAAGGAGATGACTAAAACAGAACTCAAAGAAGCCAAAGAACGTTATTTTGCGAAGTCGAAAATGATTAGGGAGCTTACCTACGAGGCTATAGAGAAGGAAACAGCCGACGAGCAGGAAGCACGTATCAAGCGACTTTTAAAGCCAGAAAACTATGGTGAGTTTTTTGACTACTATTTTGGCTTAGATAGTGGTTTGCCTTTGGGCGATGCCAAGACTCCTAAATTTCATATTGACGACTATATTCGTTTGTACAAGGACCCGTTTATACGCCAATTTAGAAAGAAGTTTAGGGGTGCAGGTAAGTCTATACAGTCGAATGTGGGCAATATATGCCACCTCAAACAGAATAACCTTACTTTCTTTCCTATCCTCATAGGGGCTAACGAGGGGCTTGCTAAAATACTACTATCCGACTTACAAGCACACTTGGAGAACAATCAGAAGTTTATCAAGGACTTTGGTTTGCAATTCTCGTATGGGGATTGGTCGGATGGTGATTTTCAGACTACAGACGGCAAGCACTTCAAAGCCTTGGGACTTAACCAACCTTTCAGAGGGTTGCGTTTTGGTATGTATCGCCCTGACTTGGCTATTTTAGACGATATAGAGGACTTGGATAGAGCCAAACGCCCCGATATGATAGAGAAGTACGGCAAGAAGATAACAGGCGACTTGGTGAAAGCCTTTCACCGAAAACGGGGCAGGCTCATCATCAACAACAACTATATTGTCAAAGACGGCATATTGGACTACCTCTATGACAAGTGGAAAGATAGCCCACACCTGCACGACTCGGTTACGAATCTTGCTACTGTGAATATCACCCGCGAGAACTATATGGATGTAGAGTGGGAGCCCTCGTGGAAAGAACGCGATACGAAGGAGGATATTATTCGTATCCTGCTCAACGATGACTACTATACCTCACAGCGGGAAGATTTCAACAACCCTATTGAAGAAGGCAAGCTCTTTAAGGCGAAAGATATTGCCTTGGTACGCATAGCAGACAACGAGGCGTGGGACGGCTTGCTTGACCATTGGGACTTGTCCTACACCGCTACCGGGGACTATAAAGCGGGGGTGCTTATTGGTATCAAAGGCATTAAGCTGTACGTGTTAGAAGTCTTCTGTCAAAGGTGCGAACTTAATGCAGCTATGGAGGTACGTGCCCAATGGGTAAAGAAGTACCTTAAAAAAGGCTATAACACTATGGGTTTCTTTGATGCTACTATGGCGCAGAAAGCTGTCTATACCCCTATTATTATGCAGAGTGCAGAGGACAACGCTTGCCCTAATATACCTATTGGTTTGCACCAAGAGGGCGACAAGCACAATCGCATTTCGGCGGGTATTACCAATGCACTCTTTCGCAAAATATTGTACTGGGACGAGACTTTGCCAAAACGTTCGGAACGCGACTACAACGCCTTTAATAAACAGCTACTTTCTTTTGAAAAAGGAACGGCTTCAAACGATGACGCCCCCGATACCTTAGAGCGTGCTATTACCCTTGCCCAACAGTATTTTGGCTATTCCGAAAACCCTTTACAAAGCGGGCGACCTTTTATTGCTAAGCACAAAAGGCGTAACGTATAACCTTATTATTCTTAAATTGTACCCTGATGACTCCAAGAAAAGAACTATTTGTAAAAGTAAAAAAAGCCCTTGCCACTATTGAGGGCATTGAGCTCATCGACCTGCAACGCGGTCAGTTTGACAATCCCGAAAATGGCTACCCCGAAATATGGACGGCTTGTCTCATACAGGTAATGCCTATCACATACGAGACGATGACACAGCACGTGCAAGAGGGCGAGTGTGAGTTTCATATTGACTTCTATTGCAAAGATGGCTGGACAGACCAACACTTAGGAACTGCTGACCCCGAAGAGGGACTTATGGAACTGGATATATTGGACAAAATCACCGATACCATACAATTCCTACAAGGCGAACAATTCAAACCCGTACAGCAGGTGCGAGAGGAGGAATTACGCCTAAGTGATGACGGCATTATGAGCTATCGCATAACCTTCACCACGCACATTTATAGGCAAACACCCTACCCTTATACAGGCAGACGATTGCAAATCGCAAGCAATTAATCTTTAATCATTAACAATTAATCATTAGTAACGTGTATTTAACCAAAGAAGAACTCAAAACCGTAGCCACCAAAGAGGTAATAGACCTTATCACCCAAGGCGATCAGCAGATAGTAACCGAAATCATTGCCGAAAGCATAGACCTAATGGCTTCTTACCTCTATAAGTATTACAATACGGAGGCTATTTTTGCCAAAGAGGGCAACGAGCGCAGCAAAATACTACTGAAGTACCTTAAGGATATTGTTATCCACGAAATCTATATAAGGCGAACTAAAACCCTCAACCAAGCGGCGAAGCTCCGCTATGATGAGTCTATGCTATGGCTTGAAAAGATAGCCAAAGGCGAAATAGAAGTTGCCCTACCCAAGCGCCTCAAAGACACCGATGGCGACGGCACCCCCGATACACCCACGCCTTTTATGAAGCTTGGAGGGCGAAAAACCTATAAAAACCACTGGTAGCGGTGAGCCACCGCAGGCAGTTAAAACAAACAGACTATGCCTAACAACAACTTACAAGAACTCCGCCGAAAGCTCGAAGCCCTTGCACGTTTGGTAGCTAATGATGTCCCCGTTGTACTTAAAACAGAGGGACTCAAGTTTATTCAAAAGAACTTCCAAGATGAAGGCTTTAACGATGGCGGACTACAAAAGTGGCAACCCCGAAAAACTACCGACACACGAGGGCGAGACCTTACTCGTTACCGCTCGGATAGGGTAGGCAAAAAAGGCACCCTTACCCCCTTTGGCAAACGTAACCAAGGGCGTGCTATCCTTACAGGATACAACTCAGGAGGCAACAAGCTGCGCAATTCATTTAGGGCACGTATGGAGAAAATGCAGGTTACCTTCTACACCCATAAGGAATACGCCTGTAGACATAATGAGGGGTTAGAGGGTATGCCTAAGCGACAATTTATAGGCGACTCCAAAACCTTATTCAACAATATCAAAAAGGAAATAGACCGTTTATTCAATCAACTACAATAATGGCAAAGCAACCCCATAAACAACGAATAGAAAAGAGTGTTACCCTTAGTGGTAATGCCCTTAATAAAAAGGTACATTTGGGCAAAAATACAGCTCAAAACATTCAGCAGGTAACCAATCTAATGGTGGACATCATCAAGCGCCAACGCAGGCTATGGCGTACCGAACTCAACCATTGGCACTCGGCACGTTATGCCCGTTATAGTGTGGACTACCCCCGTACTTACCCATTGGAGGAGGTATACCAGGATGTACTCCTCGACGGACACCTCACGGGTATCACCGAAAACCGTACTTTGCGAACTACCAATAAGGACTACATTATCGCTGTCGATGAGATTAAGGACGACACCCTAACCGAGTATATCAAGGACAAACAATGGTTTGAAGACTTGATCGAGTTCGCTCACCAAAGCATCTATCACGGGCATTCTCCTGTATGGATCAAAGAGGTAACCAAAGGCGAAATCAAAGCCGTAGAACTTATTGATAGGGGCTTGGTAATCCCCGAAAAGCACGTACTTTTAAAAGACTACGATGCTACCACTGGCATAGACCTAAGAGATGTGCAAGAGGTAGTATTAGTAGCACAATTCTACAAGCATTCGGGGTTACTCGAAAAGGCAACCCCTTATGCTATCCTCAAGCGCCATTCGTGGGGTTCGTGGGATGAGTTCGAGGAGTTGTTTGGCATTCCTATACGTATTGCCAAAATCGCTTCGCAAAGTGATAGTGTGAAGGAGGAAGTTGCCCAGTGGTTAGAGGAAATGGGTTCGGCTTCGTATGGCGTTTTTCCTATTGGTACAGAAGTAGATATTAAGGAGAACAGCAAAGCCGATGCTTTCCAAGTGTTTTACCGCAAGATTGAAGCCTTAGACAAGGAGTTATCAAAACTCGTACTTCACCAAACAATGACTACCGAAAACGGAAGCAGCAAGGCACAAGGCACAGTACACGAGAACACTTTGGAGGAGGTTGTCTATGCTGACGAAAAGAAGATGTTGGCTTTCCTCAATAACCAACTTTTGCCTGCTATGCGTGCCATTGGCTACCCTATCCCCGACAATGCCAAAATAGCAGTAGAGAAAACCACAGACCCAAATGAGCAAATCACTATAGACGGCGTACTCTTAGGGCGTGGCTATATCCTTACCAAAGACTATATAGAGCGTACTTATGGGGTGGAAATAGAAAGTATGCCAACCTCTTCCCTTTCTCCTAAACCAGACGATAACCCCCAGCACTAAGCCTACTCAAACTATATTATCACACCCATTGTTGCTCCGATCACGAGCCTATAAAGCTCAGTAAGGAAGACAACGACTTGAGTAGGCTCATAGAGGGGTACATACGTGAGGCTTTTGAAAAGCGTGGTATTAGTGGGGCACAAAGCAAAGAACTATGGCAATACTACTACAAGCACCTAAATAAAGCCTTAGCAGAGGGCTACAACCCTACTATTGAGGAAACCAATACCGAACTGGTAACCTCACTAAAGCACAATCTTGCACGCTTCTCTGCATTCAAAGAAACGAGCTTTAAACAGCAAATAGAAGCCTCTCTAACTAAAAATGGTAAGGTGCTGTCGTGGCAAGAGTTCAAGGCAGAGGCTAACAAACTGAATATAGAATACAATAGGCGTTGGTTACAAACCGAGTATAACCAAACAGTAGCCAATGCCTTATCGGCGCAAAAGTACGAGGAGTATATAGCCAATAAGCGCATATATCCTAACCTTATCTATCACGCGGTACACGATGAGCGAACCCGCGAAACACACCGCGCCTGGGACGGACTTACGCTACCCGTAGAACATTCCTTTTGGAAAACACACCTACCCCCTAATGATTGGGGTTGCCGTTGCTACGTAGAGCCTACTGCTGACCCAGTAACAGAAGGTGTACGTACAGAAGAGGTGCCTATAAAAGAAGCCTTTGCTAATAACCCTGCGCTTTCGGGGGAGATATTCCCTATAATACCATACGCCAAAGGAATGAGCGAAAAAGCCGTTAAGGAGGTAGAAAAGCAGGCGGAAAAACGACTTAAAAAGGAAAAAGCTAAAGCTAAAAGAGCAGAGGAAACGTGGCAAACCATACCTACTGAAAAGGGTACGGTGAGGGTAAGTTCATTACACGGTAAAGATGAGAAAGCCGAAAATGTAGATATAGCTTCTTACTTAGCTAATAAATATGGCTATGAAATAGACCTTATAGCAAAGTCAGATACACCAGGTGTAAAGAGCGCCGATACATTCAATAAAACATTAGAGATAAAACAAGAGTACAAGCGCATTCATAAGCCTACTAAAAGTGCTGTTGATAATGCCTTGAGGGGTACAAAGGAACAAGCCAAACACATTGTATTGGATATTAAAGCAGATTTTATAGATGGGAATTTAAGGAGTGCTATAAAAAGCCGTGTTTATAGATCTGAATGGATAGAAGAGATAATTGTAATTAGGAATGGTAAGGATATAACCTACTTAAGGGAAGATATACTTAAAGAAAACTGGACTCTGTAAAATAAAACAGGCAGGTAAATATGAGTTACTTACCTGCCTGAGTTGGGGTCAAGAGTTTTCTTATGTTTCCTCCCAACCAATTTGTACTGCAAAAGTACAACTATTTTTTAAACTACCAAAACTTTTTTCAACTTTCTGCATATACACCCTCATAAGAAATAATAGCTTCTACAGTACGAGGGGATAAAAACACCCTACCAGCTACCTCCTCAATTACGGCATCTATACGCCACTGGGGGTACTTGTTTGTAAGCTCACCAAAGAGCTCACGTATCTTTTCATTACGCCTCTGTAGGCGTTGTTTGCGTTGTTTTTGACTTATAAGTTGCATAGCCACGAAGAGAATAGAATATTATGGTGCAAAAGTATAAAAAAGTCCGCTTATATGCAAGCGGACTTTTTTATACTTATTACTCCCATCTCTTTTGGTTTAGGTAGGTCTCGGCGTAGGGCA